CGCAAGAAAAGGTTTCTAGTTTGTGGTGAAACTTGGTGGTGGGAAAGCAACAGAAATATCCCCATAAATTTGTTTATGGGGCAAGACTTTCAAGAGTTTAGAACCGTATTAAAAACTTTTGCAAGCAAAGAAAGTCGTGTAGTTCAAGGTCCCACAGTAAATCTACGTGAAATGTTAAACAAACGAGTAAAACGACGCACCATTACTTTGGTGCGCGAAGTTTAATCGCCTAGAGTACTAACTTTCACTCTCACTTTTACAGTTTTACCATCAGCACTGACTTTTGGTTCAAACTTAACACGCTGTTCTCTTAGATATTGAGTTTCTTCTTGTCGACTCCACTTTTGCCAGTGCTGCATGGTTTTCCATGCAAGCGTGCGGGCCACCAGTTCATTGTTTACAGCCAAAATAGCATAAAAATCATCACTGTTTTCCACGGCACGCAAGCGCACACTGAACTGGTCGCTTGCATGCTCGAGACTTACGAGAATATCTCGCAGTTCACGTGGCTGGCAACGTGGATTGCGCCACATCCAAACATCACCATGCAAGCGTTGACGAAACTTACCTGCAAGTTCTGCGTCTTCAATATATCCCAAATCCCAAGTGTTGTCTTCATGCACCACATGGGCATGACATCCAAACATTGAACTGGCTAGCTGTAGCTGCATGATTATACCTCTCTATGTGTTATATTATAATGATTGTGAAACTTCGTCAACGATTATTTCTGCATGAACCTTCACCAACATGGCATAACCAAAACTATGAGATTTCCTAAAATGGTAACCTTGGTCACTGCGCTGCCAAATGTCGGGATCAGCACTAGACAGCCCATGTTCCAAACAACGATTGATAAGCCATTGTTTACCGGGTCTAATCAACGCCAAAATGATAGCAATGTCTTCTAGACTTTTAGGGGCCAATCGTGCTGTTAAATCAGCATGATTGTGAAGATGGATCAGTTGTGCAACAAACTCAGGATAAGTCATTAACTGCCAGTTGAAATCACGATCACATAGTTCTTGCAAATGCGCAGGACTGCGGACCTTCTCGTAGACGTTTACATTGAGTATGTCAATTTTGAACAATCCCTGTTGCTGAGCTTGCTTGTAGGGCAAGCTGCAATAACCAGTAACAGGATCTTGAGGTACATTGTGGAAATACACCCCGGTGTTGTGTTTTTCCAAGCGATCATTTCTAAGCAAGCTAGCAGGAATATGTTTGATGTCTGCTAGGGCTTGCTCTCTGGCGGCCACGTCAATGTCGATATCAAAATCTATCATGTTCTCTGACGTAACCGGGTGTTTAACTGACTGAGTCGGGACATGATTTCTCTGTGTTCCTGTTGCATCTTGGTCATTTGGGTTTTTAAATCTTGATTTTCTCGCACCAACTGTTGAATCACCTGTTCACCGGGAACACGTTGCCGGTTACCTTGTTGGTCTGATACTACTACCCAGGCCCCCTCAATCTGCCAATCAGAAGTCTTTTTTGTCAAGGGCAGACTGTTGCTGTCATCGCTATCGTTGCTATATTGTCCGCCAAACTGTATTTGCTCAACTACCCGGGGTTCAGCTTTAATGGGAATATTCCAGATTTCTTGGGGCTCTACTAAAAACTTTTTCATTACATTCCTGCTTGTGCTAACATCTCACGGGCAAAATCTGCATCTTGTGGATGGCTTTTGAACTTGAGTTTCCACACATGAGCAGGAGCCCAGTTTTGTATCATGGACACTTGTTCATGGCTACAGCGTTGCAAAAACTCTGCACTGCTGTCGGCATTGTATATCAACCAAGGACTGATTCTGCCATGACAAATGATTTGTGTGCCCATATTGGTATTTACCATACGAAAAAATTCGCACCAAGCTGTGTCATTTTGTTGCGCCCATTTGGCAAGATATTCCACGCTGCGAGCAAGAGCTTGATCACAATTTTCCGTTGCAATCAAGTCATGTACATACAACACCAGCAAGCTTTCTTGACACCATTTATCCACAGGTATATTGCTGCGAATAACAAAATCAATAAATGCCCGGGGAGCTACAACATCGTTTTCAATAACATAAGTGGAAAACTTGTTGAAAGCTCCATAAAATGCACTGGAAATAAAATCTTCCTGTGTGACTTTTTTCATGTTACGCATGCCACTAAGCTCATGAAATCTCTGCCAACTGTAAAACGCCAAGCGACCTTGAGCTGTGTCTCGGTTAAACCAACGTCTTTTCTTTTCACAACTGTGATTATACCAAGTTTTTTCTTTTGCAAAAAATCTTTTGCAAAACTCGCATACAAAAGTCATTTTGCACTGTGGAGTTTGACTAGCTCTTGAACTTTATTTTCTGCATAACCACTAGCAACTGCTAAGTCAATCACCTGCTGCTGCGTGATAGTTGCCAGCATGATTGACAGTTCTTGACTGTTGAGTTGAGGATAATAGTTTTGTATAAGTTCCACAATGGGATTGTCGCGTCGTTTTTTTGCTCGTGCAACTGGTATCCAGGGATGAAACTGTTTGCTGCCAGCACCTGCACAACATAGCAATAGATGCTGTAGTTCAGCATGATCCCTCAAGTCACTGAATCCAATATTGACCAGATCATTTACTGCCAAAATAGCATAAGATTGTAAAGCACTGTTGTTGGCCAAACTACTGAGATAACGCATGATCACAAAAGGACTATAAGCTCGGCGTTCTTGTTCAGTTAGTTGGCTGTAATAGTCAAGCTTTTGTGTATCAATAGCACTTAATACCTGTTTGATATCCAATGCATATTCTTTAGCCATGTGATGACTCCTGATAAAACAAACTACTGTTTGGCGCCGCGACAAGATTGCGAAAAATCAACACTTCCATGGCTTTCTTGGCTTCAAAGCCTGTTTGTGTTTTTTTACGACGCCCTGCTGTATATGTCACAGGTATTTTTACCACGTGCGCTTGCACTTTGTCAAAGAATCCGTCGCCGCTATCACGATTGCACAACCAAAAATTATCATTTTGTTCCACAGTTTTTACAAGCTTTTCCAGCTCAATATCTGGAAATGGTTGATTGTAATCAGCAAAACTATCGCGATAGGGAGGATCACAAAACACAAAGTCACAAATAGGAACTTGGCTCCAATCACCTGACGTAATATGAACTTGTCGTTGTGTTAATGCATCGTGCCATGCTTGCAAGTTATCGGGATCATATACTTGAGTTTCTGTAAGCAAGCCACAAGGCGTGCCATAGCGATTGTTGGTGTTTTTGTTGATTTGCCAAATGCCGTTAAATCCTGTGCGCATGAGAAAATACAACACAGCAGCTTGCTGAGTTTTTGACCACTTTTCCCAATCCCATGCATGTTCTTCACGAACTTTATAATAATATGCACGGCGCTGGTCATAGTTGCCTTGCAGATATTCCTGACTATGCTGTTGTAAACAATCGCAAAAATCTTGGAAATCGCTAACAATACTCTGATAGATGTTGATTATGTCGCTGTTGATATCGTTAATCCAGACTTCCTGTGGATTGTATTTTTCAATCACATGAGCAAACATAGCCCCGCCACCAAAAAATGGCTCACTGTAAGTCTTGATAGGAGCAGCTGGCATATAAGGTTGGTAGTATTTGAGCATTTTGCTCTTGCCACCAGCCCATTTAAACAATGGTTTAATCAAAGGGTAATCGCCTGTTTCATGATGTTATACAGCTCTTGGTCTGTGAAACCCTGTTCTTGCCCGTGAAAACTTGTGCCTGTTGCATGAGTTACATTCCAAACAACTGGCTTGCCTTCACAAGCCAAGGCAAAGCTTAACCCTTTATACATGCTATTATGCTCTTGAACACCTGGGCCACTGCAAAATGTAACATATCTTGCTTGTGGTGCCAACACATGAGCTATCCAGCGATTCATATACCATCGCTCGTGTGCGTTGCCCACTGCTCCTTGTTTTTTGCCTTCAAAAATAGCAACGATTTGGTTTTTGCTGTTATACCAAATACCACCATCCGGCTGGCAGCTGGCAAGGCCTCCGGGAATGTCCCGGGACAAAAACTTATTCACACGTCTGTAACCCTGTGGGGCTAGTTCCTGGGACAAAATCTTGCTAATATGCCGCATTCCGCGATCTAAAGCATGGCTCTGTGAGTCATATGCAGTAGTGCCTTTTTTGATACCTCCTTGAAATCCGTGGGTTCTCTGGCTCATATAAAATCCTTGGTTCGCATGCTGTTGTCTTACAATATATACTGTCAGATCAATGTCAACATATAAAGCATGGGCCGGCCGTTAAATCCTCGTTATTTTGGTGTTCCACGGGGACAACCTGTGCTGCTGCCAGTTGTACGCCTACATGACAAAGTTCAAGCTGCATGGATAGTTAATCAAACCAACAAACACAGCTATATTTGTCGACAAACACTGTCAGGTAGTCAGGGGCTTTGCAAGCTGGCAAACAATCTAGATCACAATGGCAACATGCTCTTGCGATTTCAAGATCCTCATGATCAAATATTTTATTGCAGTAGAATAACCAACTTGTTTGTTTGGGATTTCCATGGTCAAAAATATCCCTGGACTTTTCATGCCCATCTTGTAAATCCACAGCAATCTTATGTTTGTATTATTGATGCTGTAATGAACTATAAATAACCCAAACAACTATTATGCGGTCCAACCGCGTAGCCTTGAAAGGCAAAGGAGAAAACAATGGGACGCCCGATTAACAAGAAGTTTATAGGTAATACTGGTGTTACAGGCCAACAGATAGCTGCAACAGCTTGGATTCCTGGCCAAGGAGCGCCTTATACCGATGCATATATTACTCGACAAACAGGCACAGGACGTTATGTCATGCGTGCCAATGCCGGTGTAGCAAGTGGTCAAGTCAGCTTGGTCAATGGTGCCCTTACAACAGCAGGACAAGCAAACATCGTGGTTACCCCATGGGGCGCGGGCGGTAGCGGAGCCACAGTGGCAGCACGCCTAGGACTAGGGGCTGTAGCTGTAAACTTGGCTGGAAAAGGTCCTGTCGGCGATAGTTATTTGCCTAGCGAAAAACTCAGTGTTATTGGCGGGACAAGCACAGCAACTGGCAACGTTACAGTCAATAGTGTTAAAATTGGCAACGTCACAACACAAAACGCAGGCACTGGTTACGGTACTAACAGCTACTTGATTTTCAGTGGCACTGATTGGACTACCTCAGGGAATGTTCAAGTAGCAACTATTGGCGGCGGGGGCGCCATTACGGGATTAACAATAATAAATGCCGGCGTATTTGTGGGCACATCTTTGCCGGGAACTGGCGGTCTTAGTGTTGCACCAACAAGTGTAATAGGAACACAAGGTAGCAATGCTACATTGAACTTCCGCTTTGATATCAACGGCATTAGTGTAACTGATACTGGTGTTTACAGTGTAATCCCCAGCAATCCCATAGCCCTTGCTGCCAGTGCAGAAGGTGGTGCAGGAGCAAATGTCAACGTAACTTGGTCCGTTACACAAGTTGCAGTAACTTATGCAGGTGATGGTCTTTACACCGCAGCAGATGTGGACTTTGAAACAGGCGCAGCAGCAGCTACAGCCACAGTGTCACAGGGTAACATCAGTGCTGTGACCGTTACTGCTGGTGGAACTTATAGTGCCGTTCCCAACGTTAGCATAAGTGGATCAACATCAAAAGAATATGCTGCTGTTATTTTTGATAACACTGTTAGAACATTTACAAATAACAGAACATATGATTGGAAGTTTGAAGGAATACCTTTGACAGCACCTGGCCAAGCAACTATCCAAAGCGACTAAAGCTTTACTTGTTTTTTACTTGTTAAAACAAGTACAGACTCCACAATGCCCTGATAGCAATATCAGGGCATTGTGTTTTTAAAACAAATGTTTAATATCTAATACTTCGGGAATTTTAGCTAGGTCTTTTACAAAAAAAGCACAAGCAGGATCACGTCCATCTTGCAAGGGCACTGCTAAAATATTAGCTGTTTTCAGCTTGGGACAAAACCATTTGACATCAGGCCAAACATTGATAACGTCCACGGTGTGAAACTTGGGTATATATCCTGTCAAAGGATTAAAACAAAAAGATTGGAAATCTTTGTCCATGAGATACAACAAACTGACTATTTCCAAATCACCTATTTCAGGATCTCCAATAACCAAATGCCAATCTAGTGGCATTTGGCATTGATAGGGCCCTATTTGCAAATCCACGCTGGGTGAAACAAAGCTTTCCAAAAACACCAAGGGATGCCAATAATAGTCAATGTTTTTGTTGTCGCTGTAATCTAACACACAAAAGTTAAGATCCACGCCTTGGTCAGGTAAGTGGTTGACGTTCAAGCTCTGATTGTCGCTGGTAAGTATTTTCACGCAGTATTTACTGGTGATGTCAGTAGTTTTCCTTGGTAAGTGCATGAGGATACTGCACTTTTTTATAATGTTGCTGGCGTTTTAGCATGTGCCTATGGCTGAACTTCATTTTACTGCAAATGTCATATATATCGACATGATCTTTATCGTCAGCTTTGCGTAACCCTCGACCAATACTTTGGATCACACGCACAAAGCTCTTGCCGGGCTCAATCAACACAAGATTGAAAATGCGATTGATGCTAATACCCACAGCAGTTGTGCCATACGTTGCAATCATCACAGCGTTGTCGCTGAGATTGATTTCTTTATAGTGCTCACGCCGATCGGAACTTTTCATTTCTCCACTGATAAATGTGCTGTCGGCTATGAGATTATGTAAAGCAGTGCCTGTTGCAATGCGATCTACTAGAACAAGAGTGTTGCCTGTTGCACTGATAGTTTTTACAAAATCTGATACCCATTTCAATCTATCATTGTTGGTAAGGAGAAACTTCAGCTCGCTTTGATAGTCTTGGTAAACTTGTGTTTCTTGAGTTTGATGTACATGAACTTGACATTGTGCCAAATGCCCGGCATCTTGCAAGTCTCTTGCTTGTAGTTGGCCAATTAAAGGCCCAATGGCTGTAAACAAGCTCATTTGATTATACTCAGCTTCAGGCACAGTGCCTGTCAATCCCCAACGAATAGGAATATTGCTGAAAGTTGTGGTTAAGAGTCGATGTAACACTCCTAAATCTTTTACCCCGTGGCACTCATCCACAATCACAGCCACTTGCTGGTCCAGGAACACTGCCAGCTGATCGTCATCTAGGGCGTCTTTGTTTTTCTTGTCTAGAACATTGAGACTTTGCCATGTGCAAATAGTATGTTGCCGATCAAACTCCTTGCGATCACCAAATATTACACCAACATTCAAACCCACGTTTTGATAATCTTCCAGTGTTTGTTCCACAAGATTTTTGTTGGGAACAATCACAATAGTCCTACCAATGTGTTCCACACGTCGACTCAGTGTGGCAGTGACAATGGTTTTTCCCGAGCTAGTGGGCGCAATAATCAATCCCTGGGGATTGGCAAGACATTCGTTTACCAACTGAACTTGATAATCACGTAGCACAATGGGCTCACCTTGAGCTCGATGCCCGGGTGGCCACATGCGATCACTTAGATAGGTATCATCAATAGCCGTGAGATCAAGATTATGTTTGTGACGGTCATCCACAATCTCAACATCATACCCTGCATCAACCAAAATAGGCAGCAGTTTATCCAAGGCATTGAGATAGGTTTTACCGCCCAGTGTGCAAAAACTTGCACAACCATCCCATCGTCCTAATTTGAAGGCAGGACTGTATCTAGCGTGTGGCAGAAAATATTTCACAGAGTTAACAAGCTTGCGCCGATCTGTCAGCTCAACTTCCTGAATATGGACGTTGACTTCGTCCATGATATTAATGACTACAGTGTTCATGTTTTTCTCATGCAGTTTTTCTCGGCAAACTTCTGCCATCGCCCGGGCATGGCAGCACGCAAGTCGGCAATTTTGGTTACTGTGCGCAGGCTAAGCTCATGCAACCTATGTACGTTGTCTTTTACAAAATCCAAAATTTCCTTTTGCTCATCGTGAGAAAAGTCATAACTGCCCAAGAGGTTGTGCTTGTTGACTACATTGGTGATATGCAAAAGTTTTTCACGTGTGGTGTTGATGCCCAAATCCATGTAATGGCACCGACTCATGATTGCAGCAAGATGATTTTGAATCCTGGGGCTGCGAACTTGATCAAACTTGATATTGGTAATAAAAACAATACCACCGCGATATTCAAAACTGTTGGGAATGTCTTGTTTGACAAGATTTCTGTTTTGGCTGCCCCAGTGAATCATGCGTGTTTTACGACTATCAAGAGCAGCTTTGAGAACGTTCAAGCTGTCATCATCGTATAGCACACTGTCACAGTCGTCAAACACCAGCACTTGGCCTTCACCGCGATATTCCCAAAGTTTTTCATAAAGGCAAATACCCGACATGTCGCCGTGAATGCATTCAAACAAGCTGCGATTTTGCATGGCTTGTTTGATTGCCAGTGCCCGATGCAAGCGATTTTCCACAGTGTGACTTTTGCCAATACCACTGGGACCGCTGACTACAAGGCCTTTAACAATGTTGCTGGCAACAGCATCCGTCATTTCACCAAGGATTTCAAAAGTTTCATCAATGTCTTGTTGAATCTCTTGATCTGTTAGTTGGAGAATATTGGGATCTGTGTCTGCTGCAACAACCACCGGAGCACTCACGGGCTGATAATCATCAGCATGGTCGATGTAAAGACGGTTTTTTCCACGACGTAGACCGTCGCTGCCGTTGCCCCAGACAACTAGAAACTTGCCGTTGTGATCGCGTTTGATGCCACCTTGCGTTTCCACTGTGACGTTTTGCACACAACTGCCGTTGCCCAGTCTACCTTGTTTAACAAGCACGTAGCTCTTCATTGTCAACCTTGTTTGCAATTTGACCTTCACTATAACATATGTTTAGGGGTTGTCAAACAAAATTAAAGTTTGACGTCTTCGATTCCAATACTGCGCAGCTTGACAATATTGTTGATTTGCCAGCTTTTGGCTTCAAATCCCTTCATGAGGCCAAGATACTTGTTGCGAATTAAAGCAACTTCACAGATTAATGTATTCATATCCACAAGACTGGATTCGCCATCTAGATATTTTTCAATACTGCGATCACTTAAATCACGATTATAGCGTTCAAGATATTTCCTATACAAGTCACTGCGCATTTTATCATATCGTATATTGATATATTTCAAAATGCTTTCCAAGTCTTGTAGTTGGGTAAATCTATAAGTTACATGCCCACTTAAATCTTGGGCTGCTTTTTCCAAACTTCCCGAAATACGAGTTTCTTTTTGTGCTTGTTCAAATTCTTGGCTGTAATACTCCACAGCCAGAGCCACTGAGGCTAAATCTGCAACTACTTGGGTGTAGTACACAGACTTTTACTCTTCCCACTCTTCTTCTGACTCTTCTTGATCTAATTCAAGAACTCCGGCAATAGCCTCATCTAGAGCTTGATCTTCACCGAGAATATCTTCAAACCAAGCTTCATCTGCCCCGGCATCAACAAATGCAGTGACAAGATCTTCCACAGCTTGGGCTTTTTTATTGGCTGGAACAAACTCTTGAAGCAGGTCCCAAATTTCTAAAACTACACTAGCTTGCATGTTTATTTTGCTCCTCTTAGCTTGCAATATATTGTGTTAGTTATTGCTATGTCAACAGTGCCTGGCTGTTGACATAGCCAAACAGTTTATTCTTGCTCAACTTCCGGGAGTGCTAGAGATTTAGCTGGATCTATTTTGCGATAAAATTCATCCATAACTCGATCCAAACAATCGTCTTCGTTACGATTCCATGCTTTTTCAAACTTCTTGATTTGAGTTCCGTCAACGCATGTGTAGTTCCATTTGTTGCCTTCTTTCACAAGAAGTCCTTTTTGCACAAATAGGTCACATAGACCGCTGTAGGGATCCATGCCACGATCATAAGGGATTTTTATTTCCACTTGCTCGAATGGCTTGTTGTATCGCGTTTTCATTATTTTGCATTGTGCGCGAATGCCTTTTACATCGGTAGTTTTGTTGCCGTCCTCATCTTCCTTGAGCTTGAGCTTGCGCATGGCTAGCACAATGCTGCTGGCATATATAGGCCCTTGACCACCCGAGATCACATCGTCAGGGTTAAACATGTCTTGGCTGGCATAACTGTGGTTGGTGCAAACCATGCCAATGTCATACTCGCCAAACATGTTCACACAGTTGCGCACCAGTGCTGCCAGTGCCTTGGGCTTGCGACCCATGTCGCCCTTGAGATCACCAGCTTCAAACTGATTAACATCTGTTGGTGTAAGCATCATGCCCAAGCTGTCAATCACAAACAACACGCGAGGCCGTTCTTCTTCAGTAACTGCGCCGTATTGTGTCTTGTAGTCTTTCATAAAATCACTTATCAACCTGGCAACGTCATCAATCATGGCAACGTTTACCTTTAAAAGTGAATGTTCACTAGTGTCAACGTCCAATGCTTTAAGCCAGGATTCATCAAGTGCGTTTTCAGTATCAATCAACACCACAAACACGTCTTTTTTCTGTGCGTTGGATGTGATGTTGCCTGATGCCAAAAAGCTTTTTCCTGAACCACTTTGGCCACCTAGCATGGTAACTTTACCCAGCGGAATTCCACCTTCACGGAATCTACCGCTAATTGCATAGTTTAATGCATAGTTTCCTGTGGAGATCCACACTTTGGGATCACGAAATCCCAAACTAATACCATCAATATTTTTTGTAATATCTCGGCGAAGTTTAGATAGATCCATTGGTTTCATGTCATATCATCCTTGATAGGTAGAGCAAGACTGATATTAACTATCAGTCTTGCTCAGTTTCCGCTATTGCTTATTTGTTTTGTTGGCGAGCTCTAATAGCAGCCAAGATGTCCTCGGGGCTAGTAGACTTGCCAGCTGGGCGTGGTGTGCTTTCCACAGTTTCTTCCCAGGGTGGGGTTGCAGTTTCCTGCTGTGGTTTGCTTGCTGCTGGCGTTGGCTGAGGAACATTGCGAACTTGAACTGGTTTTGTAGTAGAAGCGCCGTCCTGATCATTGTCAGTAACACGCATGCCAGTTGGTTTGAAATAGTTACCCCAGCGCTCGGGATCATATGGTTGTTCTTCAACACTGGCTTGGAACATTTCCATAATCACTCGCAGTCCGTCTTCATCAGGACGCTTGGGCAAGAAGCTGGAAAGATTATACAATCCATGCTGTTCAATAGCCAGGCGTTCTACATCACCAAGTGGACGTTCTTTCATAGCCCATGAGCTGCTTGCATAGTTTGCAAAACTACCTTTTGTGGTCTTTGTGAGATAAAAATCTCTACCATGCTCGTAGTCAGTTGGTGAGTATTCAAGATCTGGACGCAGCAAAATCCCCTTGATCATGTCAAAAATGCTGGGATTAATTACCAACCTACGAATGGGATTTTCTGGTGTGGAATCTTCCTTGTTGGGGTTGTTGGGGACAAAACCTTGAAACAGATAGCTCTTTTTGCGATAATATTTGCGAGCCATGTCAACAAGACTTTCGTCTTTCCAC